GTCGCAGCGATGGTCGCAGCTGCTGCTGCAATCATTGAGACGGTGTAGGCGGCGAGCACGACGAGCACGATGCCGCCGATGATGCCGGCGACGATCTTCATGGTGTCGCCGTTCTCGGTCATCCAAGCGACAAGCTGCTCGATCTTGGGGCCGAGCTTGTCCATTGCCTCGCCGATTGCGTTGAAGACTTTGGTGGCGATTGGTTCGATGGCCAAGAAGACACGGTTCTTGAGCATGGTGAGTTTCTCGGCGAAGTCTTGAGTGTCGCCGCTTGCGCCGAGGATGGTGTCGCCGCCGCCTGAGATGGCTGCGGTCATCTCTTCGTAGGAGAGTTTGCCTTCACGAATGAGGGCTGCGAGTTTCGGGCCAGCCTTTGCGCCGAACACGTCGAGCGCAATGCCTGCGCCAGCAACGTCGTCGGGTGCGCCCTTGATTGCGTTGAAGGTGTCAGTGAAAACGCTCGAAGCGTCTTTGCCTTCTTTGGCTGCAGTTGCTAGGGACTTCGATAGCGCTGGCATTACGTCGCCAGCATCGACGCCAGCCTTGGCGAGTGTGGCGATGAAACCTGCGGACTGATCGAAAGAGAGTCCGACTTCACGCAGAACTACGCCGGCTCCACTCATGGTGCCGGCAAGTTCCGCAACTGACACGCCTGAGGCTTGTGAGGCACGGAAGAGGAGATCGAGTTTGCCCGATTGATCGCCAGCGCCGACGCCGAAGTTGTTGAACACGTCGGTCACTGCTGTGAGGTTGCCGCCGAGATCGGTGCCGGTCATGCGTGACAGCTCGAGCACCTGGCTAGAAAGTGTCTGCAGTGGTCCACCGGTGAGGCCGAGCTTTTGTGAGAAGACGGTGATGGCTTGGCCAGCGTCGCCGAACGATGCAGGCACTGCGCCTGCGACCGCTTTCATGTCGGCTTGCAGACCCTCAAGCGCTGGGCCGGTTGCGCCGGTGCCGATGCGAATGTTGTCGAAGGCTTCGTCGAATGACGAACCGATCTCGAACAGTCCGGCAGCGACTGCGCCAGCACCGATCATGATGCCAGCGCCGGCGACCTTTGCTGCGCCTGCCAGTTTCGTCGAGATGTTCGACGTGTTCGCTGCGAGCTTGTCGAGTTCTGACTGCGCCCGATTGAGGCCCTTAGCATCGAACTGAGAGATGACATTCAGATTGACAGCCATAGCGTCCTCAGTCCTGCGTTAGTCGAGCTTTCGTTGCAGCTCGTTCTCAAACTTGTTGATCGTCTCGAGCACTGACCGAGTGATCGCTTGCTCGCCGCCCTTGGCATCCCATGCACGCCAGATCAGGCGAGATGGTCTGCCGCCACGCAGCGTGATGGCGTTGACAAAGCTGATACCAGCAGTGCCACTCCCCGACGACTTCTTGCCAGCCAGTTCATAAACGGCACCAGCAGGTGACTTGTTTTGGATGCGCCAGGCTGCCGAGGTTGCTGAGCCTTTGCTTCGACTGCCACCTTGGCGCACAACAATGTTTTTGACAACTGTCGCTTGATCCCAGCCGAGTCGACTACTCCACACGCCTTTGCCGCCGCTCTTCCAGTTGCGCATTGCAACGGAAGGGACGTAGGACTTAGCTAGGGACGAGACAGGAGTGATGAAGCTCTTGATCTCTTTGTCCATTGCTTTGCGAAGATCAGCGTCTGCGAGTTTCAGTTGTTTCTTGAAGTCGTTGTAGCCGTTCAAGACGACGGTGGTTTCGAGTCCGCCGCTCTCGATTTCGGTGGCCATGCCCTTGACGTTCTTGGCCATGACTACCTCTTTCGAGATTGTTCTTTCAGTACCGCAACGATCGCCCAAAACACGTCCGGTGGAGTGTCGAGCAGATCGTTGGGTGCGATGCTCGTGGCAACAGAGACCTGCGCCACGAGCATCGTCATGCTTTCTCTAAAGGGACGCGCGGCTCGTCGCCGGCTTCGATCGAGTCAATGTCGTCGAGCCATTCATCGAACGGCTTGACCACAAGACCAGATACGTGCGAACCCTTCCAGGCTGCCCAGCAGAGCGCTTCATAGGAAGCGTCCTGGCCGAACAGTTGAGTCATCGGTTTTGCGAACTGACGCTCGGCAGCAACGATGACCTTCGGCGTAACGGGGATCTCATACGGCTCGCCCTGTGCAGGAACGACCCGAAGACGCATGAGAGCAGCCATGACTAGGCCGTCGCCTTGGCGATGGTGCCGTCGATCGGCCAGGTGATGGACGCTGAGGCGAGTTCGCCGACCTGCGCATCGAGTGGCATCCATTCGGTGACAAGCGCCGAGAAGGTGTAGGACGGATTGGCGGTGCCAGTGGCGGTGCCGTTCGGCTTGACAACGACTGTGGTCGTTCCACCCAATAATGGGTAGAGCGTGGTTTCGACAGAGCTGGCGGCGAAGTCCTGATTGAAGTCAATGGCGACCGAGTTGTCAGCGAGACCGGCGATGCGACGCTTGGCAGTGTTGCCGAACGTGGTGGTCTCAACTTCGGCGCGCGTTGTTGAGAGTGTGACCTTGGTGATGTGGCTGGAAAGATCCACGCCGCCGATGGTTACTTGAGCGTTTGTGACGATGATTGGCATTGCGAATCAGTCCTCTTGGTTGGGTGTTGCGGTTTCGACCTTTGTGGTCTTGGACTTGGTGCTTGCGAGATGACCAGCACCGATGAGGTGCTCGATGTCGCAACCCTCGAGGTCGTCATCGCTGACGATCTCGCCGGGTTCGTGGCCCACCACGTTGAGTGGGCCGACGATCTTGTAGGTGTTCACGAGTGACTCCTATGCGTGGACAGTGACGTTGAACTCGCAGGTGAGGTAGGCAGCGTCACCAAGCGAAAGAGGTCTCACGGCGACCATGTCTGCGACCATGAGTGTCGAGCATGCGCCGCCAAGTGTGCGATCAAGCTCGATTGCTTCACGCACCGATTGGTCGCCGTCCCAACTCATCCAAGAGTCGAGCTGGCGTTGGGCAGGTCGATCACCCATGCGGCCGGCGACGAGGCTGATGGTAAACAGCCATTCGGAAAGTCCACCAGCCATTGCTCGGTGAAAGTTCACAGACTGGATCTGCACCACTGCCATCGGCGGGTTGATCTGTTCGGGCAGATGATCGGCGACTCGCAAGCCAGGAATGTTTGCAAGGCTTTCGCCGAGTGCTTCTTGGATGGCTAGTGAGCTGCCAGCCATTAGGCCACGACCGGATTGCGATAGGGGCGCAGCATGCGCTCCACGTCGGGATCGATGGCGCGCACGGTGATGGCTCCGAGATCGCCGAAGCCGGCGACGCCGAGCAGTGAGTCGCCACGCTTGACGAGGCGACCAGCCAACAGGATGCACGCCGAGGTAACTGGCGAAGGCACTGATGGCCATCCCCACTTTGCCGTCACCTGAAGATAGGCGGGGGCGACAGTGGTCTGGAAGTAGGTGCCGATCGGGCGAATCATCGTGATCGGTGAGCCCTTGGCCAGTGAGTTGACTGGCTCGAGTTGATACTGAGAAGCGGTGAGTGTTGTGGCGTAGGTGCCGTCGCCGGCCGAGTCGGTTTTGATGACCAGGCTGGTGGTGGTTGAGATGTCGTCGACCATTACAAGATCGCTAACCGGTGGAACGAACAGTCGAGCGGTTGCGTTGGCGTCGGCATAGAAGCGGCGGTCGCAGTGTTGGTCTATGACTCGCGAGGCTTCGGTGATGCGTGCCTCAAGCATGGTGTCGTCGACGGTGTCATTGATGCGCATCACGCTCTTGAGCTCAGCGAGGGTGCAGTAGCCGTTAGTGATGGCCATTAGATTCTCCAGACGCGGACATAACCGCGGACGATTTCGTTAGCGCCATGCTCGGCAAGGAACCAGGCAACCTCTGAGCCTTTGCCCTGGTCGTCTTGGTTGTCGTCGACTGCGACGAGTGAGCCAGGGGCCAGCAGGTTGAGAGCTGCCATGAGTTCGCTGAGGTGATGAGCTGCGGCTGGCTGCGGGTTCCCGAAGTCGACATCGAACGAGTCGAGGTAGAGAAAGTCGCAATGGCCGGTAAGTGTTGGGATCACATCGAGTGAGTCGCCGACGATTGCGGTCGTTGCTTGCAGCCCGAGTTTGGCGACAAGTTCGGCACCGATTGGATTGATGTCGATCGTGGTGACGGTGCCGTCGAGGTTGGTGGCGAGTTGGTTCCAGACGATCGTTGACTGGCCGTCGCCTTCCCAGTTGTCGAGTTGTCTGACGGTGCCGGTCTCAACGATGCGGCAACCTTGAGGCAGTAGCTCGGCAATGGTGGCGAATGCTTCGTGCCGTTTGCCGAGCCGGTCCCAAGCGATCACGTCGCCATCAGTTCGTCGATCTCGTCAAGCACTGGCAGCCAGTAGTTCTTGAAGACCAGCTCGTTGTCGTAGGTTTCAGCGTGCGCTCGAGCAGTGGCTTTGCGCAAAGGTTCTTTGGCAGTGTCGTAGGCGTGCTCAAGTTGCTCGAGCACTGAATGCACTAGCGGTGTGGCGAACCATGAGGTCTGCAGTGCGTCCCAGTAGGGCTGCACCGAGACGAGGTAGCCGTGACCTTCGACGAGCTCAGGCTGAGCGGTGAAGTTAGACACGATTGAGGGCACGCCGCAGGCGGCGGCTTCGATGACTGGGACGCCGAACCCTTCGCCTCGAGAGGCAGCAAGGTTGACATCCATCGCACCCATCAGACCTGCCAGCACGAATGGCGGCAGACCTGCGTAGTAGGCCCACTGGTCAGTCCAGACGATGCGGTTCTCAGGGATACCGCAAGCGCCGGCAAGTTGCACGAGATCTACGCCGCCTTGTGCGCCACGTTTCTCGGTGTGCATGTAGACGTAGACGTCGTCATGGCTGGCCATGAACTGGCCGAGCGCCAGCAGGTTCTCGCCCCATGCTTTGCGCATCGGTGCGATGCCCTTATTGGCAGCGACGATCCCGACCACGAATGCGTCGTCGGGGATCTTGAGAAGTTGGCGACCTGTCGCACCGTCAACGGTTGCGCCTGGTCGGAAGACTGTGGTGTCGACGCCGTGTGGAATGTAGCGATGGTCGATGCCGGCAGCCTCGAGCATGCGTGCGCCGTAGTTCGCCATTGCGATCGGCAGCACATTGTCTCGGCGGCACCAGTCAAGAACGTCCGGCGGTGCCGGTGTGTGATCGATTGGCACCCATGAGGCGATGACCTCTATGTCTTGAAGCTTTGCGCCTTTGAAGACCCAAGTGTCGAACAGTGTGATTAGAGCGGTGGGTCGACCGGTTTGTTCTTGGGAGTATTTGAGGTGAGCGTCGAGGACGTCTGCCGAGTAGGGGTGAAAGCCGGTCGGGAGGACTTCGATGCCTTCCCATTCGGTGATGAAGCCCTGGGTGCCGTAGTTGTTGGAGAGGGTGATTGGTCGGCCGGTGGCTTTGATTTGGCGCGCGACTTGCGCGGTTTGGACGCCGTAGCCGGTGCCAGCTCCTGCGAAGTTTGAATGCCAGCAGATTCCTGCACGGGTGTCGCCACTGACGCTTCGACTAGGTACTGCGCCAGGTATGGCGGCAGCTCGACCTCGCTGTTGCGTATGACGACCCACATGGCCGGTGCCTTTCTTCTTGCCCATGATGCTCCTAGCCCGATTGCCGTGTGTGCTGTCTGGTTGGCCGGTGGTGGCTCGCACGGGCAACGAACCACCACCAACCAGACAAAGCCCGTAAAAGGTGAGGCGTCCGATCAGGACGCGCCACCTCGGAATACCTTCACTGCGTTCTGATCGACGACCGCGCCGTCTCCACGCCAGGTGACGCGGAAGGTGATGAGGTCGTTGACGAAGCCGACGCTGTCGTCGCGTGCGAAGTCAATGCCACGCACCTGACGGACGTAGTAGCCAGAAGCCATGTCACCGAAGACAACCGAGTTCGCGCTGGTGCCAGTGGCAACAACGTCTGGGTTCTCGTTGACGACGTAGCCGAGCAGAGTGTCGGGCTGACCAGTCTGGAACGACGGCTGCCAGATGTAGCTGCCGTTTCCGTCCTTGATCTTGCGAACTGCAGCAACGGTGCTTGCTCGCATTTGGAACGAAGCGCCGCGACGACGGTAGGAAGAGTTGACCGAGTAGACGAGGTCCACAAGGTTCTCGTAGGTCGGAACACCAGAAACTCCGGTGCCACCAGTGACGCCAGTGCCGGCGCCAACCATTAGACCCGAAGGCTGAACGGTTCCGGTGCCGACGGTGAGACCAGCGTTGACCGCAGTTCCCATGCCAGTTGCAGCCTGA